GATATCATTGCCGCGCTCCCTACAATAGGCCGCCACTTCTGCAGGAGAGGGAGGGGTGAATGCCTTGGCTGAGGATTTTTCTTTTTCTTTTTGCGCGGAATTTTTTTCTTTTTCTTCCTTAAGCATCTCTACCGAAAGCTCTTCAAAATCAATTTCTTCGATGCCGCTTTTTTTTACACTCGCACTTTTTTGTTTCTTTTTTTCTAAAAAAGAAAGATCATTATCATTGTCATTGACATTATCATTGACATTATCATTATCATTAGGCGAGCGGGTTGTCGCCGAAGGAGTTTTATTTTTGTTTGGCGAGGTCTTTATCGCTGTAGCGAGTTGTTCGGCTTCTTCAAGGGATAGCTCTCCGTCCACCATACGCTGGTGAATGTCAGGATAATAGCGTTTCAGGTTTCCCAGTCGCCCTTTGAGTTTGTTGGCCTCAACGATTTTTTCGTATTTGGACTGGTCTCTGTCCAAAGACTGTTGTATAAACCCGAAGGCGATTTTTGCCATGGGTGAGAGCGTAGGCGTTTTGCCATTGAGGGCATACTGGGCTACTGCTTGGTACAGTTCGAGCTGAATCTCAGCGGGTAATTGCTCCATTACGTTGAGCCAATCACGATAAAATACAAATGAATCCTTCATAATGATCAATGTTCAATGATTAATGTTTAATGAGTAATGTTTAATGAGTAATGATTAATGTTCAATGAGTAACGCAAGTTCTATAAGTTGCTGATTTTTATAACCTCCCCCTCATGGAGGGGGAATTAATAAGTATTAGAAATTCAATAAGTTATAGAAGGAAATATTTTTCATATTGGATAACAAATTTAGTCTTTTAAGCGAATTTAAACTCCCCCTTTGGAGGAAGTCCGCGAGAGCGGAGTATGTAAAGGGGAAGGTTGTTTTGTATATTATTGATTATTAGTTTTCGTAAATAAAATTATAGCCTAAAAATAGTTTTCGAAACTTATGAGTAATGATTAATGAGTAATGTTCAATGAGTAACGATTAATGAGTAATAGACTACTAATCGACATTAAAAACGTTGCAAAATTACAACATTTTAAAGCCGAAAACAAGAGATTTAACATATAAGAGAGCAGAGGTCAGTGAACAGTGAACAGAGGTCAGTGAGCAGAGGTCATTAATCATTGATCATTGATATTGGCATGAAGATTTTGCATCCTGCTGTAGGGGCGATTTGCAAATCACCCTTGTCTGTGTTGGCAGTAAGCAGTAAGCAGTGAACAGAGGTCAGTGAGCAGAGGAAGTTAAATAGAAAAAATCGATAGTAGTATAGAAAAAAATAATAAAAATCTATTGGTCAAAGAAGAAAACCACCCTACCTTTGCACCGTCAAAGAAACAAAAAGATAAATTGTTTTTCATATATTAGATTTTGTGGTTAGAATTGGTAAAAGAGAGCTTGCGCTCTCTTTTATTTTTTACCGCTCACTCAGCCTAAAGTCTTGCACTTTCATGGGAACACGTTCGGGGTCGTTGGTATTGGCGCGAAAGGTGACAGGCTCGGAGCTCTTGTAGCCTGAAGCACTCGCCTGTAGGGTATAGTTATGATCCACTTGTAGCACTACTGTATACCCCCTTTGAGTATTGCTTGGAAGGGAAGTGACGCCGCCACTACCCCCCCCTACTATTGCAGTAAGCAACCCTGCAAAAAATAACTTTTCATATTTATTACATTTATTTTCTCTGAACTACAAGGCAAATATAAAAATTTTTTCATTGTTTATGGGCTTTATTTTGTTAATTGTATTTATTTTAACAATTTTTAGAGCCTGGAAACAAAGCCCTCTGTATGGGCGATTTGCAAATCGCCCCTACGACACACGCAAACAAATCCATACCATGCCCATGATGTTTTTTGTGTATTTACATGTATATTTACACGTATTTACATCTATATTTGCGAACGTCCTGATAACACACGCGTAGGGGCTAATTGCAATTAGCCCTCCTACATGGGGGCAATTGAAAACATGGGTGAATTTGAAACATGGGTGAATTTGGAATGTGAGTGAATTTGTAACAAGGGCGATTTGTAATATGGGCGATTTGAGGAAAAAACGCACGCAACAGCATAAAGGCGAATTGTAATGTGGGCGAATTCCATCACATACTCCGCTGCGCCAGCTCGCGGACTTTGCCCCTACGACACACGCAAAAAACCTCATGCCAATATCAATGATCAATGATTAATGATTACTGACCCCTGTTCACTGACCTCTGATCACTGACCTCTGATCACTTTTCACTTTTCACTTTTCACTTTTCACTGCCCTCTCCCCTCCCACTTCTATTCTCATTTCTCACAACGATTCTTCTTGACTTATACATCAAAAATGTTGTACTTTTGCATCGAATTTAAAACAGGTCTTAGGCATTAGTCTACGAAACCCTAAAACCCCATAATCCTAAAACCATGAACAAAGAAGAATTTTTATCGCTCTTGACAGAGAAATTTTCAGGAATGGATGCCGCTCACTTGGAGACCTTAGCTGCTTCCTTGGCTGCCCAACAGCCTGATGCTCACCAAGGACAAGCCTTGGTCAATAAGCTCACCGCAGAGCAAGTGGCGGACTATCTTGCGGCAACAACCCCCACCCCGACAGGCACACCCCCCTCTGTAGCAGGGGATACCCCAAGTGCTGCGGACTCCTTGGACAAGCGCATTGAGGAGAGTGTACGCAAGGCTGTACTGGCTTTCGAACAGCGCCTAAGCCTATTCGAGACACAACAAAAACAACAGCTACAACACAACCGCCTTCAGGAGGTACTCGCCCAGTGCCAAGATAGTAATTTCCGCATGCAGAGTCTTCGCGACTTCCCCCTAATGCACTTTGCTACCCCTGCCGATTTCGAACAATATTTACAACAAAAGAAAAATGACGTACAACAGGCAAATCAAACCCTCGCCAACAGAAGCTTGGCATTACAACACCCGCCTTTTTACACCAAGGAGACACCGCGCCAGAATGTCTCTCCTGCGGTGGTCTCTTTTATCCAACTCCAAGCCAACGCACAGCAACAATTCAAAGGAAAACAAGTATAACTCTTTTACCAACAACGACCTATGAAATTACACATTACCGAATCCTACCCCTCCCCAGGTCTTTTTATGCACACCCTGGCCGACCTCTCGGGTGGGGTAACCATTACAACAGAGGTCTTAGGGGGCGCTAAACTCATCGCAGGAACGCCTATCGGCAAGGACTCCCTCGGGCGCTATGCTGCCGTGAAAACAGCCCGAACCTCCACTACCCTGACAAGCGCCTCTGCTACTGAGATAAAGATTGACAAGGGACATCACTTCCTCCCTGGGGACTATATCGCTGCGGATACCGCTAAGGGGCAGAAAATCAAAACAGTCAATAAGCAAAACCCTGAGTATGACCTCCTGACTCTTGAGACGGCTTTAGGAGTGGAACTCCCTAAGGAAACACCCCTATTCCAGTCCAAGGGCAATGACCTCCTCCCCAAGGTGACCCCCGTGGCTTTAGCCTCCTACACCTATTTGGTGCCTATGCGCGAGGACCTTTTCTGTGCCGCTTGGGTGAGTTGCGTAGTGAGTGAAGCCCTCATGCCCCCTATGCCTAAAACCATCAAAGACGCCCTCAAAGGAGTTATCTTTTTATAATGATCAATTTTCAATGATCAATTTTCAATGGTCAATGATTAATTTTCAATGATCAATTTTCAATGATCAATGATTAATTTTCAATGGTCAATGTCCAATCATTATTCATTGTTCATTATTCATTGTTCATTATTCATTGTTCATTATTCATTGTTCATTATTCATTAATCATTATTCATTATTCATTGTTCATTAATCATTGTTCATTAATCATTATTCATTAATCATTAATCATTGTTCTCTAATTATTAAAAAAAATGAACGCATCACTTATGACAGGTCTTAACCAGACCGATTTGCAAGCGGTTGTAGGCTCCTACAATCTCGAACAATATTATTATCCTACTCTTTTTCCTTTGCGAGAGGCTTCTACCCTCTCGTGGCGTATGCTTCAGGGGCAAGCAGGGCTGAAAGTAGCCGGAGATATCATCGCTCGTGGCGCTTCTATTCCTAAGAAAAACCGCAAAGGACTCTCTAAGCTCTCTGGGGATATCCCTAAGCTCTCCATCGCTCGCGAGAAGAATGAGGACGAACTCACTGAGTACGACCTAATGGTGGCTGCCTGTGGCGCCAACCCCGATATGCTCTCCCTTATCGAGTTCTGGGCTGATGACACCAAGGCCTGCTGGCATGGTATCGCTGCTCGTGCCGAATGGATGGCACTCCAACAGATTTCCTTAGGACGCTTCTCGCTGACCACCGAGAACAACGCTTCTGTAGTAAGTCAGTACGACTTGGATTACCAAATCCCTGCCGCTCAGAAAATAGGAGTAGAGGCCTCTTACAACAATAATACCACCGGAAAACCCCTCTCCAAGGACTTCATCAAGGCCTTGCGCTTAGGGCAACAGCTCCACGGGGTTTCTTACAAATATGCCTTTATGAACGTGGATACCTTCCTCAAGTTTGCCTCACAAGAGGAAGTAGGCAAGCGCTGTGCTCCCTATGCCAATGCTCCCCTTGCCGATGCTCCTGACCTGAGTACCGTCAATGCCTACCTTGCCAAGCATGCCGAGACTTATCGCGGTTTGCAGATCATCGTCATCGACCAGGAGATCTCCTTGCAATCCATCAGTGGAGAGACAAGAACGGGCAATCCCTTCGAGGACGACGTGATTCTCTTCTCCGAAAGCAAGGTCTTGGGCAATACCTACTGGAAAGCCCCTATCGACATGAAAATGACTTCCTCCCACGCCTTAAAGGTGCTCCACGGGCATACCCTCATCAAGAAGTATTCCGAAGAATCCCCTGTGCGTGAGGTCACCGAGGGTATCGCCAACCTCTTCCCTGCCTGGAACCTCGCCGCTCGCTCCATCCTTATGCAAACCAACAGCACCTCATGGAACAAGAACTAATGACCAATGCTCTATACCTGAGCCGCACCCTCTCACCCTTAGGGATAGAGAAGGAAACCCTCGAGCTGCTTCTGCTCAAAGCGCAGCTATCTCCACAAGCCCCCGTGGAGATAGCCCGCTGCGACAGAGCCATCTACCAATTCTTCTCCTTGATACTGGCACCCGCCTCCCTGAAGAAAAGCGAAGGTGCCTACTCCCAAAGCTGGAACTTAGAAGCCCTCAAGGAGTACTACACCGCCCTATGCTATGAGCTGGGCGAGCGCAACATCCTCTTCCCCTCCCACGCCCCTAAACTCAACGATCAATCACAGATATGGTGAGGTCAGTGAACAGTGATCAGTTGTCAGTGATCAGTTGTCAGTGATCAGTTGTTCACCGTTCTCTGCTCTCTGTTCACCGTTCTCTGCTCTCTGCTCACCGTTCTCTGCTCTCTGCTCTCTGTTCACCGTTCTCTGTTCTCTGTTCACTGTTCTCTGCTCTCTGTTCACTGCTCACTGTTCAAAAATGCTTTACCCTCATTATCTTTTTCTTCTTACTCCATCGCTCTCCCAGCAGCGGGATGATGGCACATGGACGGCGAGTACCCTCTCGCGCTCCTTTGCCTGTCGCTGCTTGCAGGAGGCCAATAGCAAGGGGCAGGAAGTACCTCTGGCCAATAGCCTCTACCATCATGTACAGACCGCCAATGCCTCCTTTCGCCGCTTCGCCTATGTGGTGTACCTCCCCCGTGATGCCCCACACATTGCCGAGGGCTCCCTTATCCTTATTACCAACGACCCCGAAGGCAACGACCCCCGTAGCTGCTCCATCGTACAGAAATACGACCAAGGACAACTGCATAATAGAATCTTTTTATAATGATCAATGATCAATGTTCAATGATCAATTGTTAATGTTCAATGATCAATGTTCAATTTTTAATGTTCAATGTTCAATTGTTAATCATTGTTCATTAATCATTAATCATTATTCATTAATCATTATTCATTAATCATTGTTCATTAATCATTATTCATTGTTCTCGTGACTTTCGAAATAGAAACCCACCTTTACCAGCTTCTTTCCACCCCTGAGGTGAGGAAGCGTCTTGGACTCAGTGGAGGCATTTACTTAGGCAATGACCGTCCTAATGACTCACAGAAGGAGGATATAGTCATCCAGTGTCTTGCCTGCCGCTATCTTCGCCCCAAGGGACAACCCCCGAGTGAGAAGCTACCCCCTCCCAGTGGGCAGGCACAGATTCTCCTCTATGTCCCTGACCATTACGTATATATGGGGAGGATAGGCGCTCAATACGTATCCCCACGCTACCGCCTGAAAGAACTCTGCCAAGAGGTTATCAGCGCCCTACGTGCCTCATGGGTACAAGGAAACATACACTATATTATTGACAGACAAACTCTTACTTCTTTTCCTAAAATACACCAACATGCAGCCACTATCACCCTCCGTTTTTAAGAAACAATATCTCCCCTATGCTATTGAGAGCGAACGACTTACAGGTATTTCCGCCCTATTTAGTCTTGCCCAAGCGGCGCTGGAGACAGGCTGGGGCGCCCATACCCCCGGTAATATGTTCTTCGGCATCAAGGCCACCGCACTCACCCCTGACCACCTCAAGCAGCTGTTGCGCACCCAAGAGATACTCCCTAAGCCCGCTCGTAAGGGCGACTTCCCCGAGATCCTCAGCATCACCCCGCTGCCCAATGGCAAATACCTACACGTGGTCAAGGACTGGTTTCGCCGCTACGACTCCCCCGCCGAGAGCTTCCTGCACCACGCCCGACTGCTCACCCGCAACCCTCGCTACCGCCAAGCACTCCTCCACCGCGAAGACCCTCTCGACTTTGCCCACTTCATCGCACAAGCAGGCTATGCCACCGACCCCGACTACGAAGGCAAACTGAGGAGAATCATATCAATGATCAATGATTAA